GTGGGATACAGTACGCATGTATCGAGATGCTATAGTTGATATGGTGAAGAAGAATGAAAATACTAACACTCTCACTCCTCTACCTTTGCCTCCTATTCCCAATAGTCCTTAATGGGTGCATTGCAGCTAAAAAGACTGAGGCAAAAGATATTAATGAAAAGAATGCAGGGTTATTGACGGAGATAAAAGATAATGCAATTGAAGTAGCAGCAACGGTTGAAGCAGAAGCATCACTCACCCGAAAAGAAAATATCGTCCAAGCTGAAAAGATTAAACAATTAATTCAGAATCAAGGGACGCCTATTTCTGTTCAGATTACTATTGCTATTCTATCAGCAATAGTTATTATTACGCTTTTTGCTCTACAGATTAAAACTATGCTGCATACAAAATGCCTTCGTAAACATTTGGAGGAACAGTAAGGGAAATGTATAGTGAATACCTAATTGTATTTCTTATTCTCTGCATTCTTTGGATGCATCAAAAGACGTTTAGTCAGCAGGGTAAGACAATCTCTACCCTAACTGATCAAAACGACAAGTACTTTGAACGGACGCAAGTTCTTCAAGAACGTCTTTATGATGCTCAGGATGTAAAGAAAGTATTTGGTCAGATTCTAGCTGAAGAAACGAAGAGATAAAAGGAGAATAAGTGGATGCCTCTATTCAACGACATGAGCTAAACCCGAACGATGATGAAAGCATACTCAAATTCTTTGAATCTCGCTGGAAGAATAAACTATATTATAAAGGCGATTTAGAGCTAAAGTGGCTCAATAATATTAGTCGATATGAAGGTTTTTATTATCTCGACTTTGATACTGCTCTACGCCGCTTTCAGGAAAAGAGTGACATCCCTCCTTGGCGAATTAACTTAGCCATCAATCTCGCTCTTCCCATTGTTCGGACTCAAGTAACCAAACTGATGCGTAATCGCCCGATATGGGATGTTCTTCCAGCAACGACTGATACTCAGAATATTGACATTGCTCAAACATCTAAGAAAGCTCTTCGAGCCTTTTGGTATAAACATAATGTTAATTATGAGTTTGTTGATTTACTTTATTGGCTTGCATTAACGGGTAGTGCATTTCTTGGTGTTCAGTGGGACCCCGATACGGGACCAGAACTTGAATTAACTTTTAAAGACTTTGTTAATCCAAAGGCTCTTCCTCCCGTCAGTCATCCGGAATTCGAACTTGCTTGGGCTAGTGCATTACAGCAAGCACAGGCAAAGTTTGAAGCGTTTGTTCAATATAATAAATCTAATATTCTCCCTCTTGGCGATATCGAACTCTCAACGCCTACCCCGTTTGATATGGTCTTTCCATTTTCGACAACGTTCGAAAAGATTCCTTGGTGCATCAGAGCAGAAATAAAGGATGAGAGTTGGTATGCCGAACGAGGTTTCGATACCGAATCTCTGAAGCCTCCTACTCCGAGCGAAAGTCGATATCTTTATTACAACCGACGTATCTGGAATATGGTGTTTTGGTCAAAAGGACAATCAACGACATCGACAATGTCCGACGACCGAGACGTACTCGAACTACAATGCTGGCTTCCTAAGAGTCGACAGTTTCCTAAGGGGTTCTATGCCATCATTGCTGGTGGTCGAGTACTAGCTAAAGGTATTAACCCCTATAATCATGGTCGATTACCTTATGTTATGTTCTCGGGAGAAAAGACACCCGGAAAGATTTGGGCGTCTTGCAATCTAGAACATGCAATCCCATTAATTGAACAAAATAATCGAACAGTCAGTCAAATCCTAGAAATTAAAAATATGATGGGTAAGCCGAAATGGCTTGCGCCCCGATCGGCAGCCCTACTCACCAAAGCAATTGACAGTGAACCGGGAGAGGTAATCGAGTTTAGTGGTCTTTCAGCCCCTCAACCCTATCACCCTCCACCAATCCCCCGATATATTTTTGACATAATGTCAGTTCTTAAGAGTCATACTGATGACATTGTTGCACAACGTGATGCTACGCGAGGAGTCAATCCTGCTGGTGTTCGATCAGCAATGGCTCTTGATAACCTCCAGAATCAGGATGAAGGTCAATTAGCAGTAATTGGACTAAATCTTGATACTGGTATGTCAATTGTCGGACGAATGATTCTTACCCTTCTTGATCAATTCGTTGATGAACAACGAGTTGCAACGTATGTTGGTGAGAAGAGTCGATTTGAGTCAATCCAGATTGGTCGAGGGAAGTTGTCTGGACCGAAGGATGGAATGATTGGCATTGACTATTTTAATGTTCGTGTCACTCAGTTCAGTCAGTTTGGTCTCTCGCGTGCGGGCCAATTAGAGTTTCTTAAAGTGCTTCTTCAATACAATATCTATACGCCTAATGATAAAGATAAGATTCTTCACTTTATTAGTATGGGTAATTGGGAAGATGAAATTGATGAGTATAAACTCGATCGAAGTAATGCTTATCAAGAAAATCTAATTATGTCTCAGGGTCAGATGATTCCTCCGAAGATGGCGGATCATCATCAGACCCACTTAGAAGAACATGAGTTATTTCAGAAGGGGGATATTTATAAACAACTTCCCCCACAAATTCAAATGATTCATTTACAACATCTTCGTCTGACTAAATTTATGATGTATTCGAAATTGCAAGAGCCGGTAATCTTGGGATTGAAAGCCAAGATTATGTTAGCGGCTCAGGAACAAATACCTTTACCTTTGATTTTAGGAATGCCTAATGCTCAGAAGTCACAATAATATTTTTCGGAATATGTTCTTTGACCCAAATGATACTGGTACTCAAACCACTGAAACAAAAGTGGAAGAGAAGAAGGTAGAAGAGGTCAAGAAATCTACAAAGAAAATTTCAATCGATGGTGAAGTGATCGAATTAACTGAAGAGCAGCAAGAACGTGCTATGGCTCTCGGTGTTCAGAAGGCTAAGGAATTAGCGGCTGAAAAAGAAAAGAAAGAGAAAGAAACAAAAGAAGAACCAAAGACGCCAGAAAATATTAATAAAATTACCGAACAGCGTCTTGAAAAACTTGAACAACAGTTGGCTGAAGCTAACGAAGAAAAACGTCTTGCATTACTACAAGGTCGAATTGAAGGTGCTTTGAGTAAGTCAGGTATTGATCCTGATTTTACTGAGGATGTACAGCACACTATTATTAATAATTATTCGATTGCTTTAAAGATGCAGGAAAAAACTGGACAAGCGCCTGATCTTTCTAAAATCTGTGAAGATGCAATCGGTAAGTTTAAGAAAAAGATGGAGAAGTATGACCGTAAGATCGATCCGGATAAGAAACGTGAAGATCGGGAAAAGACAAAGGGACTTGCTTCAGGCAATAAGACCCCGAGTCAGGAAGCTGAGAAACCGATGAATCGTTTCTCATTCCGGAATGGTGAGATGAGAAAGAGGATTGCTGAACGAGTCAAAGGTTTTTTAACCGATGACTAAAGGAAAAATATTGTATGGCACTCAAAAAGTCTGATTATGAAAATATGCTTAAGATTGACTATCATGGTCCAATGGTTGATCAACTAGAAAACTCAACTTATTTTCTCTCGAAGATCGAGCGATATACTGAACCGACTGGTGGACGACATTTCTATATTCCAACTCGCACTGGTCGAACCACTAGTATTGGTGCTCGTAATGATGGAGATAGTGAGAATCTCCCGACTGGTGATCGCCCGACTTATAACAATTATACTTTTCCAATTAAGAGTCTTTACGCTACCATCCGTATCACTGGCTTTGCTATGCGTACTAGTAAAGCCTCGGGACTTGCCTTCGAAAAGGCATTGACTCGGGATATGGAAGATACAGTAATGGATATGAAGAAGGATATCAACCGTCAGTTGTTCCTTGACGGCTCGGGTGAACTTTGTCGTATCTCAGGAACTTCTAATAGTACTACAGTTACTGTTAATAATAATTGGTATCCCACCAATCCAACCAAATTCCTTTACGCTCGGGAAAAGGTTGATATCCGAACAGTAACTGATGGTGTTATTGTCACTAATGGTGATGGTATTTCGATTAATGCAGTTCCTAGTACAACTACTTGGAACTATACTTCGACTGCCTTTACTAAGACAACGAACACTCAAGCAGTATTTCGGTATGGAAACGTTGGTACTCAGTCATCTGGATCGGGAACTGAAAGTAAGGAAATTTATGGCCTTGCTGCTGCTCTCTATGACATTGATCCCGATGTTTGCCAACCGGATGCAGTAGCTGTTGATATGGGCACTCGTGCTTTTATTGCCAACTATGGTGGTCTTGATCGCGGAACCGCTGGTAATGAATATGCTAAGGGTAACGTTCTGGATAACGGTGGTATCCAGCGAGCGTTCTCAGTAAACCTTGTCGAAACCGGTATCGATACTGCTGAGATTCGTGGCGGTGGTAAGATTGATATCCTTCAGACTAATCACGCAATCTTCCGTCTTTATGGTGCTCTACTTGCTGCTGCGAAACAGTATGAAGGGGCGACCATGAAGTTGGATGGTGGTTGGACTGCTCTTTCGGTCAATGGCATCCCGATGTTTAAGGATGTCGAATGCCCCGATTATCATATTTTCTGTATTGACTCAAGTACTCTAATGCTTGGAGTTGTTGGTGATTGGGCTTGGCTTGAAGATGATGGTGGTGGTATCCTCAATCGTCTCCCATTGCAGGATCAGTATGAAGGTGTCTTTAATCGAGACTGCCAATTGATCTGTGATAAGCCGATTGCAAATTGTGTTATTGCTGACGTTGCTCATAGTTAATTAACCTTCCCCTCCGGGTACCTCTCGGTCCTTAGTGGCCGGGAGGCTACCTTTTCTTCCTCATATAATTTATTAGAAAGGATTATATGGCCGTTGTAACCGATATGACGATTGCGTGGAAGCGTCGAAAGATTTGGCTTCCTTCTCATCTTTGGTCAGGAACTCCTCCAACTCAGACTTTAGCAGTAGCAGGCTCTGGTTTTTATGGACTTAAACTAACTGCTGCTGCCGGTACTGCGACTGAAGGCGTAATGCAGGTACCACAGAATGCTGATCCAAATTTCCCACTGGGATTCCGATTGGCATTTGTTGGTAATACTACGGCATCCACTGTTACTAGTTACTCTTGGATTATGCTTCTTAGTCGTCTTGATCCGGGTAGTGCTATTGGTGGAGCAACTACTGGTGCTTTGAGTACACCTTGGACTCTTGCTCAAGCAGCTCCCGCTTCTGGAAGTCGAGATACTATTCAATGGACAAGCCGAGGTCTTAAGGCTGCTGGTTGGGCTACTCGTGCTCAAATACATTTAGGTTGTTGGTTTAAGTTTAATGTTCAACTATCGGCAGTTGGCGGAACTATTGACGCGTCGAACTTTGTTACGGCTCTTGGTCTAGAAATTGATTTTACACCAATGGAAACGAAGTATCCTCATAGTCAACAGGATGCACCATTGGATGATACTGTAGCGTAATTTCTGTCTAATTAAATAGATAGAAAAATATTGTTTGTTTAGGAGTTAAGGCAGGGAACTAGTTATCTTATTCCTTCCTCCGGGTAGCTAGTTTCCCTGCCTCTTTTTATGAAAACATTTCTCCCATTCATTCCTACTCACTTTCGAAAAATACCGTATGTTTTTCATCGAGCTGGTTATTCCTTGTTTTTCGATATGATCGAAAAGCAATATCATATATACCGACGCAATGACCAACCAATAATGTATGGCTATTGGGTTCATATCTTTTCTATTAAGTCCATCTCATCCTCTATTTACTGGACACTAAGACAAGGTGACCTTAGTCGTGGTGGTACTCGAACTGTCGAACAATTTACAACTGACTTTGTCGATAAGATTATGCAGATCGATGAAGCTGAACAAAAATGGATTAAGAACCAAGTAGCTATTCAAGAAGAACTCAATCGAGAATTTCAGAAATATATTCTTAATGGTCATCAATCTTTTCTGCTAGGTCAAAAGGGTAATTCTTCAAGCAACAAGAAGAAAGTAAAGAGACAGTATTTTGTTAATTTAAAGACTGGAGAAAAGAGGACTACAATGCCTAAGGAGTTTAATCTTGCTCAAACTATTAGACAAAGCTAGTGACCTTGGTCAAGGTGACCGAACAGATTATTCCCTTATATTTGCTCCGGTCGGAGCTAATCGACGTATAGTAATTGAATCGATTACTGTATCTGTACCTGCTGGAGAATCTGGAACGTTTACTTTTAAAAGTGGAGGTAATCAAATATTCCCGTCCATTTCAATTGATGATAGTTAGGAGTAAATAATGTTTATTAGATTTAGTTATCTTTCCACCTTTCGCGGGAGTCCTAACTGATGGCGACGGCGACGGTACATTTTACGAGTAGCAATGCAGGCCCAACCATTCAAGACTTGTGCCCCGGCATTGACGACGCGCAGCCCGTAGAAATCGTAATCCAAAGCCCTGGCGGTGCCGGAGGAGACAGCGCTGGCGGCGGCGGCGGCGGTGGTGGATGGGCGAAGTGGAATGCGTTTGATTTGGCGCAAACCGTCGGTTTTGATGTTTCTGTCAGCATTGATCCTAGCGGTGTCGCTTTTGTTTTTGGGGATGGTTTATTACTTTTTGCTGGAGCAGGGGGCCATGGCGGTTTAGGTGGTGCTGGCGGAAGCGATGGATCATTCGCTGACGTTTCTCCTGATTCCGGTTTCTCCGGCGGCAACGGCGGTGCTGGCGGAGTAGACGGCGGCGGTGGAGGGGGCGGAGCGGCTGGACCGAGCGGCAACGGTATTAACGGCGGCGACGGCGACGTTGTAGCAGGCGGAGCGGGTCGGCCCGGTGATGATGGTAACGGCGGTGCCGGTGGTGCCGGTGGCGACACAAGCGACGGCGAGGCGGGCGTCGATGGAGAGGACCCTTCTTTTGCGGGTGGTGGCGGTGGCGGCGGAGCAGACGGGTATAACGGCGGTGCAGGTGGCACATACGGCGGTGGCGGAGGAGGTGGCGGCCGCGGCGGTACGGGAGCCGCAGGCGGGGCCGGGTGGCTGTCGATTACTTATACGCTGTTAACAGCAACTGGTGAAAAGAAACCAACTGTTAAAACGCTCTCTAATCTTAATCTTCGCCTTCCGGTTAATAGTGCATTGACTTTAACTTCGGATGTTTCAGATACTGGCGATGTTCTTGTAGAATATCGGATTGATTAAGGAGAATATTATATGAATGAGGTGTTAGATAGTTTTTTCCAAGCAGCAATGACAGAGGCAGCTACAGTTATTGTTGCTCCCTCAAATGCTGGAGCGAGATTAGTTATTCGTCGAATTGTTTTATCGGTACCTGCGGGTGAAGATATATCTGCAATTTTTCATATTCAAAATGATGTTCAAATCTATCCAACTATTAATATTGGTGCAAGTGCAACTATTCCACTTTATGATTCAGGACTAATGGAATATAGACTCCCACCGAATAAATTCTTTGGGTTTAATCCAACTATGTCAGATGTTTGTGATTTACTTGTTCAATATTCCATACTAGGGTAATTGGATTAAAAGAAGGAAAGGATAATGACACTGGGAGAACTCTGTCGCCGCGTTTTAACCAATGTCGATGATGTTAATAATACATTATATTCGGCTGAAGAAACATCCGATGCTATCAATCAAGCAAAGGATCAAGTCCTTAACCTAACTAGAATTTATACTGATCAATATCCACAGACTTCAACTACTATTTCTTTTTCAGCCGGAACTAAAGAAGCAGCATTGCCTACCGATTGTCTAGATGTATTGTTGGTCGAATATTACCCATCTTCAACATCGGCTCCAGATAAACGAAGAGTAGTTAACTTCGGAAATCAATATGAGATTCAAGCCTCAGGGTTTTATATTCGGCGAACGGGAGCAACGACAATATATCTTGGTCGTCAGAATCCTGACGAAGCGATTTCGGTTATTGTTTACTATCGGCCGAGTTTAGCAGATACTACAAATATTACAACTGCAACTACTGCATCGTTTACATTTGGGCCAACTCCGGCCGATAACCTAATTGTTATTACAGCTACTAATATTCTGCTTGCTGCTCGTAGTCGAAGGACTCAAGATTTAAATGAACAGAAATGGAACGGTATGTATCTTGAAGTCTTAAGTCGTTTTAATCAAGCATCTAATCGACATGTTAATTATGTTCGAGGGTCATAATTATGGCATTCGCCGAAATCTCGGAATTTAAAGGCTATTCGAGTCGGCGAAATCTTTTTGCCACTCCAATAGATATTTTCCGTATAATGGAAAATACAGTTATTGATCAAGGTCAACTGGTAAAAAGAAAAGCTTTTAAAGAACTACGAAACATTAATCAAGGTGCAATTGGAGGGTTTAAAGAGTTTTACTTTGGAGGAGCGAGAGCGATTCTAACCAAGCAGAATGCTAGCCCTTTTGGTTGGTATCTTTATGCTGGTTCATCTCTTTCAACAGTAACTAATTTTTCCGCTACATCAGGGGCAAATGCTTATCCTCCTTCATTCGTTGATTATGCTAATGTGATGTATACCTGTGAAAACACAGCAATTAGCAGAAAACTATTTACAATTTCTGGAACTGCTGCGTTTGAACGAATGGGTGTTCCTCCTCCCAATACTTCTTATGCTAGTCCGATTACTGGTCCAGTAGCTCATGCTTCACAAGTATCATCACTTAATTGGACCGCTGGAACCTATGCATATGCTGCTGCTTATCGAGTAACTGGTGATCAAGTTACTTGGGATTCTGATATCTATGAGATTGGTACCTATAACTTAGCGACTCCGGGTACCACTCTGATTCCAACCATCTCAGTAACTTCTGCTTCTGCTGCTTATAATAATCATACGATTAGTCATATTATATTCTATCGAAAGAATGTAACGGCCGGTCAAACACTATATTATAAGGTAGCAACATTAGCTCAAACAAATGGTGGTGCTACAGTCTTTAATGATTTTAGTGGTGCTGGCGATCCTCTTACTCAAGATACTAGTGCTATCGGAAATACTACTCATGGATATCCAACAGTAACGTTTCGCTCATTGGTGGCTTATAAAAATAGATTGTTGGGATATGATAATCACGGTCGCTTGTATATTTCGGAAGTCGGTTTTCCGGATTATATACAAGAGACAAGTTATATTCTTGTAGGTGATCCATATGAAGCGGTTAAGAAACTTGTAGTTTATGCGGACAGTTGTCTCATTATTAAAGAACAAAGTGTTTGGTCATTTACAGGTACAAGTTGGGCCGACTTCCGAGTTGATCAAGTCTTAGACATTGGATCAATTTCGATCAACAGTATTTTTATATTTAATAATTCACTCTACTTTGTTAACGATCAAGGTGTATATCGGTGGGACATTGGCCAAGGAAAGCCAGTCCGAATCTCTAATGATATTGACTATGACTTTGAGTCAGCCCGATCAACTATTGCTAACAGTATTATCGGTTATGACCCGGAGACAGGTCATGTCTGGGTTAATCTAGGTGGAGTCTATACCTATCTTTTTGATCCAGAATCAGGCGTATGGGTTGGTGTTTTTAAACATGACTATACTCCTGAATGTTGGAATACTGTTGGTAATTTTTCTGGATATAAGAAAAAGTCAGCCTTTATCTTAAACAGTAAACTAAATAGTTATAATGAAGAGAGTGGTATCAGTGGTACTTATGAAACGACTATGTCAATTTCAGCAGTATTAGGAATGAAGATTGATCGGTCGGCTCTTCAGAAGTTGTACAAAAATATTGTATTGTTTGATCGAGAAGGGACTTGGCATCAGACTTCATCTACTCAATCAGTGTCGTTTACAGCAACACTACTTTCGGCAACAACCGCTACGGCTCTAACTTCAGTTACTTTTAACAATACTCATATCAATCGAATTGATATTGGTAAGAGCGACTATGGCATAGCATTTGGTATTCAAGGTACTGGAATTAATATTTCTCCTACTTGGGCGTTATGGGGTTTTGAACTTGAGTATGAACAAGTAGGAGTCCGACGATGATAGGAATGCATGATGTTCCTCCTAATACCTTTCCTACAAATATTAACCAGTATACTGATCTACCCATCGGTATGCTTGTTGAATGGTTAGGTAGTACTACTGATCTTCCTCGTAATTGGTTACTCGATGGATCGAAAGTTCGTCTTACTGAATATCCAGAACTTTACAATACACTTAAAAGTAACGTAACTTTAAGTAGTGATGGGTTGTTTTTTACCCTTCCAACAACTACTAGAATAATAAGTGGTGTAACGGTTCGAGGATTATTTCGAGCGAGAGGATAAAATATGGCTGAATGGCTAGATCAATTAAATGGTTTTATGAATCAATTCTTTACTAATCAGGGCGAGGCTGTTCGGACTATGACTCAAGGAACAGGACTTGCTCCTCAAATTGACGAAGATATTTATTCAGTTCTTGAAGGTCAGATGGGTCTACCTTCAGAAGATGAAATAAATAATATGCTTAATCGGTTAGGGGGTTTGTCTGCTGAAGATCGAGGTCGCGTTAATCCTCTAGCAAATTTAGCTTTTGGTGGTGGTCCAAAAGGTCGCCGTTCTTTCAATGCTCTTGATCAACTAGTTAGTCAATTTGAACAAGTTCAGCAAATAAAGACACGGAACGAAGGTATTGCTGGTGGTCTAAAAGACTTTACTAAGAATCTAAGTAATGATCCTTTCTTTACCAATATTCGAGAAGCGATTGGTGAAGGAATGAATAAAGATGTTATTGATGAGCAACTTCTCCAACGTCTCATTAACCAATCCACCGATAAACTACTTGCTTCTGGTGAAGAAGTCACTAGAGGTATTAATGAGAATGCTGCGGCTCGTGGAATTTATGGTTCTGGAAAAGCGTTAGAAGATAGTATTTTAGCAAAAGTTAATTTGCGAGGAGAAGCTACTAATGCCGAAACGAATATTAGGTCGGGTGCAGCGGTCGAAAATGCTAAATCAAAGCAAAACTTTGCTACTATTGGTGCAGGATTTGAAGGAGGTCTTGCGAACTTACAAGGTTCTTTGGATAATGCTGCTGCTGCTTTACTTGCTGGTTCTCCTAATCCCTTTGCTGATGTCCAAGGTGCATTAAATAATATTACTGGAATAGGCGAAGCTGAGTCGCAGCTTAAATTCCTGAACCAATCTTCTTCTGCTGATGCAATGAAACAACTCCTCAATCTTGTTTCCGGTGGTGTGCAGAGTGGTATTGAAAATACTATGGGGTTATTTAGCCTCTTGAAGAAATCTCCGAATAGTAAATCAGGAGGAAGTAGTTGGGATTCGTTTATGAATTCAACATCCCAAGGTTTTGGACAAGGTTTGGGAACACTATTCGCATTGGGATAAAATATGGCAATAAATGTTAGTCAACTTTTAGCAGGTTTACCAAAAACAAATATTCAAACACAACCAAGTAAGCTTGATTCACTCCTTTATATGATTGCTCGAATGAATGAAGGTAGTAGTCGGAGCAATCAACCAACTATTAGTTCATCTTTTGGTTCTGGCTTGGGTGCTGGTTTTGCTAGAGGAATTGATTTAGGTGTTCAACAAAAGTTTGCTAAAGAAACACAACAGTCTAGTCAAGAGTTCCAGAAAGCTGAGAATAAACTTAGTCGGGATCAAGCAGCACAATTTCATACCGACGATCAAGCATTCCGAAATAAACAAGCATTTCAAGAAGAACGATATCGAAATAAACGCCTTGCTCTTGACCAGCAATTAGCTGATGATAATTATTATTTTAAGCTAGGTGATTATCTCGAAAATCAGCGAAAGACAGATGCTCAAATTAAACTAACTGAAGAGCAGACAAAGGGAGCAGAGATTGATCGAAAGATCAAAGAAGCTGTTGATCCGAAAGAACGGAATAGACTCGAATCTGAACGATTCAATGTACTGCTTAAGACAGCAGAAACTGAAGGAAAAACTGCTGAACTTAAATTAGCCGAAGCACAGAAGGCTCTTAAGAATTTTGATCCAGCAGATGTTAAAGCTGTTCAAGAAGGTAGATGGGCTGATGTTCTGCCAGAAACTGCTCGGCAGATTCAAGCCTTAGAATCAGCTCGGGCAAATGCTGAAGCTGTTGGTGAAAAATCTGATGCAGTTAAATTTCGTAATGCTGTAAACATTATGTCTCAGGGAGAGATTGACCCTAATCAAGATCCTCGTGCTTATATTAACGCTCATACTACTGTTAAGAAACGAGGGGCTACTACAGTTGAAGATGATACAAAAGCAGGTCTAGCCCGCAAGAAAGTTGGATATCAACTTAGAGATAAACTAAATAATCTTAAAGTTAATTTTGATAGTGGTGAATCTCTCTTAGGAGTAAATGAGATTTTATCTGATCTAGCTTACACTGATTTGTCGCCCGAAGAACAAAGTAAAATAGAAAATAAATTATTCGAAGAAAAATTGATTCCGGCTGTTTCTGGAAAATTTAATAATAAGACAACATTCCTTAATAATCTTATTGAAATGAATCGACTGAAAATTGATAGAGGAAATAAACCTCTAATTCCTGTAGTAGGAACTGTTGGTAATTCTGACATTGAACAAGTTAAATCTTATCGACCAGGAACAGAACAAGAACTACAAGATTTTATTAATCGATGGAAAGGTATGTAATGCCTCTAAACTTTTTAGAAGAATTAACACCTTCTAGAAAGCCAGATGTTCAAGCTATTCTTGATTCCGAAGAGGATGGTTTACTAGAAACAATAGCTAAACCGTTCAGCACCTTATTAGATATACTAGATACTCCTGGGAGTGTGGTCAGAGGTCTGCTCGCTGGCGAAGGCGGGAGAGCAGTTAGTGGCATCTTTGACCCCTCCCAGAGAGTGTCTGGTCAAGAGCTAATTGGGATGGAAAATGATGATTCACTTCTGGCTACTCTAGGTGGTGTCGCTGCGTCAATTGTAACTGACCCTTTACTTTTCGTTAATAGTATTGGTGGGGTAAGCAAGACTGGTAAGGCTCTGATTGAGGCGAGTGATACACTCAAAAAAATAAATGTAGTTGAAAAAGCTGTTCAATCAGGGTCGCCAGCAGCCCGTCTAGTTAATTCTGCACTGGGCGAAGCAGAAAGCATTGCTTTTAATAAGATTGCAAATAGTGGATTAAAAGAAATAACGGATGAAACAATTAAGGCTGCTGGTCTAAAGGGTCTGTCATTTGGTATTCCTTTTAGTCAGGCTGAGTATGTTCCGAAAACATTCAATAAGGCACTCCAGAGTCTCCTCGATAGTGCTGGCGAAACAACCATCGGCAAAGCACTCGAACCGACAATTACTGGTGCTAAGAATGCACTCAAGTTCCTCTTCAATACTAAGGCTGAGACTGTTGAGGCTCAGACACTTAATGACCTTAAGGCTGCCGATGTTGAATTGGCTGCTCATGAAGGCATTAAGAATCAAGTACGCCTAGAAAAATTGATTGACAATATTGGTGGCGATAAGAAATTAATTACCCGAGCAGCAGAGACAGTTGGGTATGATGGTGATGGTAACTTTATTCCTGAACGAGCCAAGACTGTACTGGCTGAATATAAGGCAACCAGAATAGATAACTTGAATAAGACGATTGAGAACCTAAAGAATAAGTTTGCTAAAGATAGTATTGATCAACCTAATAATATTCAGGCTTTGACCAAGCAACTGAATAATCAGATTAGTCTCCATACTGGCAAGGCAGCAAGTGACATCGCTAAGAAAACTGATAAGATTGACCTAGCTATCAGTAATCATGCTAAGAATATGGGTCTTATCTCCGGTGAAATCGGAGAGTATTCAGACGACTTTATTAAGCAGCTTAAAGAGTCTGGTCTGTCTCCTCCACAGTTACTGACCGAAGAAAAGAATAAATTTATTCCAGTAACAGCAACCAGTGAGTACGCTGTCCATTACGTTCCGACAGTTCAAACGGAATATGGTAAGCAATTCTTCCAAGCAAACAAGAAAGCTGAGGCAGAATTTCGACAAGTAATGGAATCAAAACTAATTAATAAAGTTGACAAAGATTTTACTAAACGAAGAACATTAAGAAATAAAACTAAGGAAGAACTGAATGACCATTTCAAAAAGATGGGAGCTAAGGAAGATGTGATTTCGGTTGATCCTTCTGTTATCTTTGCTCAACGAGCCGTTGACTCGAAGATGGCTATTGCTAATGCTAATACCTTAAACGCAGCAATAGCAGTAGCTGCCGAACCGATTAAGAAAAAGATGAAGGAAGGTTATGTCCATATTGCCGATATGATTCTTGATTCTGGCAATAAGACAACTTTAACCGGAATCCGAAATCCTATATCGGGCGAATCTGTTGAATGGGGTCTTAAGCCTAAGCTCCGAGAAGTGAAAGAAGGTCTGAAGTCTATTGGAATGGACCTTCAGATTCCTAAACAGTTTGTCGATGACATCATGCGTCGAGAAACATATTCTAATCATCCGAAGATTGAGAAGTTTTTTCAAGAGATTATTGACCCCATCAATGGAGTATTTAGGAAGTTTCTGACAGCGGTTCCAGCATTCCTTACTCAGAATGCATTAGGTAATGCTTGGTCAAATTGGATGGCAAAAGTTAATCCGGTTAAGTATGGAGAAGCTGGTAGCCTATTGACGAAATACTATAGTCAGTTCGCTAAAGATAATAAGCTTACTCCGTTATTCAAGACGTTTGCTGGATCAATGACTCCTGAAGAAGAGAAGTTATTGGCTGAAGCCGTAGCATTTGGAGGAGTTAATAAAAATGTTATTAACGAATATGCTTCAGTAGCTGCTAAGAACCCTTCATTAGTTCGATCAGATTCTGTCCTTCCTCCGGCTGCTATTATTCGAGCCGGAGAAAAAATACCAATTAGTCCATTCGAGTGGACTACTGATATTAACCGATTCAGTGAAGAGGTCAGTAAACTTGCTCACTACTTATCCAAGCGAGCAGAAGGTCTCGACCCTCTAGCCGCTGGTCAATCGGTTAAGAAATATCTTTTCGACTATACTGACTTGACCGATGTAGAAAAACAATTGGGTCGTCGAGCAATCCTCTTCTATACGTTTATGCGTAAGAACATCCCTCTTGCTCTTACCGAAACGTTTATGAACAAGAGGGCTTATATTGCCGCTGAGTCTATTCGGCGAGCAAACGATGACCGGACTGTTCCTGACTATGCAACTAATCAAGGTATTGTGCCGATTGGTGGAGACAAGTACTTTAATCCTAAGATGCCATTCTTTGAAGCAAATACTTTTGCTCCAGATGCTAGAAATAGTATTAGGGACAAGGTGCTTCAGATGCTTACTCCTGCAATTTCGGCTCCAATGTCTGACAAACCTTGGATGGAAAAGATACCAATCTCTAGACACTTACGTCTTGTTCAGAACTTTCTGGATGATCAAAGTGCTAAGTCGCCAGTCGCCCAGTTGGTAGGTCTAAACGTCTATACGTTAGACCCTGAACAACAGAGATTGAGTAAGGCTAAGCAGATATTGAAAGAGAAGCTAAGCCGAGAATCTAGTGTCGTTAAATTTGAAGATTATTTTATTCCGAAAGGTGAGGTCACAAATCCCGAAGTTCAGAAGTATATGAGTGAACTTAATAGTCTTAGACGTTAAAAGAAAAGGGCAAGAGAATGATATCATTCTCTTGCCCTTTTTCTATTAACGGTCTGTATCTATTAATGTAATACCTTTCTCATGTTCATAAATAAATATAATATTCTTAATTTGACAAGCACGTTGTCTAATATTTGGACCAACCATATCTTTCATTTTTTCTAACAAAGTTCGTTGTCGATTATGTATATCCGCCATCTGATTACTTAATTTTCTTTGGTGCTCTTCAACCATTTCTTCTGATTTCTTTTCACCATAATAATTATCACAAAGTTCTTGAAATTTAGTTTGTCTATCAGACAAGACTTATCCTTTCTTCATCAAAAGACTCTTGACTGAACATCCCGCTGCGTTCTTATGACCTCCTCCTCCATAAAACTGAGCAATCGGAATACAATTATTTTCGCCGATTGATCGAATAGCAACCTTATATTCTTCACCATCAAAATGATAGACACAACCAAATGGTTCAGACAATAGATGGCCGAGTTCAGACATATGAATAGGACTATTGACTGCTGGCATCCATCGATCAGCTAGAAATATTAGATGTTTGTTCTTTAAGATTCTCTGACATTCCTGTTCAGTATTTTGAAGCAATGTCTTTCCGGCGATTGTCATTTCGACAATTGACGTTTTAAACATCTGTTCATAAGCTTCGAAAGTAAAAGGTTGGAGTTTAATGTACTCATTAATTTCTTTACTATTCTCTAGTTTCCATTGCCATCGGTCACGGTCGTCAATGTAATTGATTGGAAAGGGAAGTGATTCGTGAGGAAAGAACCATTCCCAAGTTAGTAAAGCTCCACATTTATCTTCACTAAACCATATTTCACAAGGAATTTTCTTTTGTTCACATCGTATTTGTAGTTCACTTATCTTTTCTTTGTTACCTTCATGATGATCGATCACAGCTACTAGACAACCATACATATCTGCTTCAGGAACAACACAATCTAGACAGATAATTCGGTCAGGACTAACTGATTCTTCAAGACTCACTCGCTTAAAATTGTAGGGAACAAAGAGAGCATCAGGATAAACACGTCTAGCAATAGTTGCTGACATAAATCCGTCAACACAGTTTTCGTGGTAGTAAATGATTGCTGTCATTCTTTTCTCCTTGGGTTTGGTTTCTGAATAATAGTACATTCATCAAAAAATTTAATTATAGGTAAACCTAAAATACTATATTGTTTAAGAAGATAAAGAGATGGGTAAATTTTATCGGATTCAATTAGACTAATATTAGCATGAGGAAAGCCTAACCGTTTAGCTAAATAACGTTGGGACCACCCTTTCTTTTCTCGAAAAGTAGTCAAGAATTGTCCGGTGGTCATTTCTTTCTCCAAACGCTTGACATTAGAATCGCATAGCCCGCAATATCTTCATACGGATTTTCAATATCCTCTTCATTTTTAACATTCACTATTCGTTTCATCTTGTCAAATATTCTAGTAATTGCTAGAGCATGAATGTATTTCTCGATCGGGATACCATTGGGAAACATGAGAAGCATAAACTGTTGGACATCGACAAATGCATTTCCATAGTCTTTGTTCTTTCGATTCAGAAGTTTTCCAATGTCGGTTCCGATCTTTTCAAACTTTGACTGTTTGGGATCAGTAAATCTGATTGGATCATTCATTGATCGGCTACTAAAGTCTTTGATATCGACAATGATTGAACAATTAGAACATTTGTAAATGTCAGTAATGGCTTCTAGTGGATTAATGTGTTGACAATAGGGGCACTCGTGATTAAATCGAGCAACACATACAGAGTTCATTTCTTGTTTCATTGCTTCTCGAATTTGTCCATCAATTAAAATAAAGTTATGACTTCCACAACCGGGACAACCTGCTTTACCAAGGTTCTCTTTATAATTATCAAAATTAGTATAACAGCTATTACATTTGTATTGTGCCAAGGACTGTATCTCCTTTATCCCGACTGACAACCATTCGACCAGCAATAATCCGAATATCAATCGGCAACTTCTTAGTCAATCGAAGGAGGAAAGGTATAGCCGGAATTACCATTCCTCGAATATATTGACGGGCAGTAGTATCAGTTACGTCCATCATTCGGGCTAGTTCACGAGTTTCTAGATCGAATGAAATAATAATATTAGTAAAAAGGGTGCTACTTTGTTTATTGAACATACTCATTCCTTTGATTGAAATTTCGTTAATCTAGTAAATCGAAATTGTTTTACTTGATTTTTTGTAATAAATCTATTCGTTAAATAATAAAAACAACTTAAACATATAATAAGTCTTTTAAATACTCGAAACCCTTTAAGTTCTACACAATCTCTCTGACAACAATAACAAATTATTTTATCTTTATTTTTAACCATCAATTAATTTAATCCTTTCTCCATCTTTCACAAACTTTCCCTTCTCGGTCGCCTCCTTATCAAACGAAATATTGCCAAGATGGAACATGGCAGAACCAGTATAACGTCCTTTGACTGGCATGTTAGGAGTCAATGGTATTGACCTTCCAATCTTTATAGCTGACCATTCCTCAATCTTGCCACCTTTAAGAATTAAGTATTGGTGGAACTTGGCTATAAAGTCGGAATAAGAAACAAAGTGACCATTAACCAGATTACACTCGTCATAGATAAACTGTTCGACAAGATTTGCTCCAGCAATCTGCTCCTCTTTCTTCTCTTCAGTTTCGACCAACGGTATTCTTAGTCTATCTACAGGTGCCGGAATTTCAAGATTCAAGAGTTCGTAAAGGAACGCTGGAGCTTCGATCTTTAGGAGTTCTTGGAGTTTAGACTTCGGTGTAGTAATAAGTGGCATATCGACACGAATAACACAGATACGTGTATCTCCCACGGCAACTGGACAAGCATCAGCAGAGTTAGCACACTGTACCCAATGAGTAGTGTTGTCGATATCAAAAGGAGTTTGTGTTTTAGGGTGAATACTGATTGTCTTTCCTGTGACCCATTCTTTGATTCGTTCATATGCACCCTTACTGTTCTTAAGATTTGTTTCTTCGACAGCACATAATATTGCTCCTGCTAGTTCACCATTAAACCGTTGCTGACTGGTCAATGCATTATCGGCTTTAACTACTCCCTTGTTTACGAGCAATGCTATTGATTCGTGAAGGGTACTTTTTCCTGATCCTTGAGGACCATAGAAGAATAGATACGGTAATGGTTCATTGGGGTACTTAAACATTGATGCCAACCAATATTTAAGATACTCGCCTCCAGTAGTAATATTATATGCTTTACACCAAGGATGATTAAGAACAGACTGAGTAAGGTTCTTACCTAAGTGTTCAAGGATATTAGTCCAGAGACTGAAAGTGCCAGGAGCTGGAGAAAATAGAAGTTGAGGTCCAAACTTATTCCATTCTCGGTTTCCGGTATATTCTGGTTGAAAAGGTTTGACGACTAGACTCCAAGGTTTTAGAATACATTGACCGAGAATTTCAGTAATAGTTGCTGGTGGATAACCCATGGATACAAGAGCCGAAGATATATTTATTCTAGGTTCATTGATCCAACCAGTTGAATAGACAAACCATCCTGCATCTTTACCAGCACCAATAACATGTCGCACGACGTTATCAGGAATCTGGACTTCGTTCTCTTCTTCAAGAATTGGAATAACTTTTTCCCAAGTTTTCTTCTGAGCAATCCAACCTTTAAATGTTTCTCCATCCAACTTATCCGTGATGATCGCAATCTTTGCATCTTTCAAAACTTTAATCTTGTATTGGCGGTGAGCTGCAAATTCGGGAACATCTAGTTTGATTGTCGGAGAAAGATACTTAAGAATTTCTCGAATACAATCTACTCTTGGGAAAACATATTTTCCAGTACTGTCAACTGCTCCTTCAAAGATTTTATGCAGGTCATCAAGTGTTGGGATTCGGTTGAAGAAACAATATGTCCATCCGGACTTATCAGTTTTCCAGAACTCGTGCTCTTGAGTATTCGGGTGATATCGTCGAACGATCCAAGCACCGTTACGCATTGGGAACGCAAAGCAATTTCTGTCATTTACTCCCCCTTTACCTTCTGAATTAGTATAGAACACACCTTTCATCTTTAAGTCAGTGTGTGCTTGACTTAAGAAATATGTGTGAGTCACAAGCATATTCAATTCGGCATCCCAGTACCAAGAATATCCCTTGGCCGAGAAATATTCTAATAGTTTTCGATGCTCGGTGGATAGGTCAATGTATTTAAGATTAGCGGTTAGCTCTTTGACTTTACTCTTTCGATCTTCTTTTTCTTCGACAAGTTCGATTGTGGATGCGTCGAATTTAGAAGTAGCTTCCTTAACAATGGAGAATGATGAATGTCCCATTCGTCGAGACCAAACCCATAAGACTCCACCACATCCGTCAACTTTGCTTTTAAAGTCAAAGTTAAGGAGTGCCGATAGATTCGATAAAATATTTTTGGCCAGTGTAATGTGAAGTGTCCTTGTTCCGATTTCGGGGCACTTTTCAATGGGTATGTAGAAATGCAAACCTTTCCCACTTGTTGATCTTCGAATTTCAATATAGGGAACAGTTTTCGCTTTCTCGATGATTTCATTTAATTGACCCTCGGTTAAGCCTTGCTTATGACCAACAATTGAATCAAAGTCAAACCCAACCCATCGACTTACTTTGTTCTTATAATCCCATCCAGTCATTCCAACTGCTTCGATATGTTGAGTAAAATAAATATCTCTTATTTTACTCTCGGTACTCTGAAGTCTAACATTAAACCATTTCTCATCATCTTTCTTAAATCCTTTTCCATCTCGTTCTCCATCATCCTGAGCAACGATAACTTGTAATTCAAGTCCCTCTTCATATTGACGTGGAATATTGGGTTGACGATTGAGCCATCGTTTAAACTTTTCCATCCATTTCCTCGATCATTTAAGTGGCCGCCGTTTCTATGTCTGCCAAGATCGTAGCTATATCTTCATCAACATTTAATATTTCTTGATTCAAGAGAACAATCGAAGTATTTGTTCCATTGGTATAAAGTCTAACAATATGTTGGGCGAAAAGAGTAATCGTATTTCCAGAGATTGTTACTTCGATTGCTATAAGTCCTGCTGCTGCTGATGCTGTCATATTATAGTCCCTTAATTACTGCATTTTGTATTGGTTTGTCAACTATTAATTGACATTCTCCAGTCATTACATATTGACACTTTCGAACATCCCACCAATATTTAAATTTAGTAATATCATAGTTATTTTCTTTCATCCATTCAACAATGAATGCTGGTGGAGAAGTCACGGCAATAAGATCATCAGGATTATAATCAGACCAAGACCACATTATCCTACTCCCATAATCATATCATTCAGAAAAATCTTTTTATACTCTTCACACATACAGGTACATACCCGAGGAGTATTGAAGGGTTCGCACGTCGCCCGAGTGGGTATTGGTTCTTTAAATTTACCTTGCTTAAAGCGACTCCATTTATCTACTACATCGTCTCGAAGTGTCTTAATAAACATTGGACTAATAGTGGCTGAGTAACTGGCAAAAGCAACTACTCCTGGTCGAATGAATGCTCCATCAATTCGACCAGACATAGCAGCAGTATCATTACCATTCATCCAATTATAGAATACAAGTTGTGTCGCCCACCGCTTATCTATTTCTTCAAGAGGAATACCATATTTCTCATGCACTCCCTTGTCTTGACCTGCACTAGTCAGACACCGATAGTAACCCGGCTTGGGCGATTGTCCTTTCAAACTTCCATATCCTGATACTTTCCAGTCAAGAGGTTTGGAAGGGAATCGTGCATCTGGTTTACCAAATAGATTGACTTGACCAACATGTCCAAGTGTACCGACAATTGGAAGAGACGAATGGATAACCAATTCGACATCTTCGAGACCTTCCTCTAATAGTTTGTCAAATAAACCCCAAGCATAATATAGTTCGAAAAGTTCATTTCCTTTACTTATGAGATGGCTGTTATGTTCTTCTACGGTTTGGAGAAGGGTAGAGAGAAGGTTCTTCCTGTCACTCGTTTTTCCTAAAGCATAAGCTAATTCAGCTTTAGCAAACGAATCAAAGGCACAACCGATAGCCATAGCTTCAGTCTGAGGAAGCCGAGGGAACTTATACTCTGACATCCTTGAAAACCAGAAACTCTTTTCGCAATCCGTTTCCATGTACGACGTTGGTGAAAAATATTCAAGTTCTCGGTAGATCGGAAGTTCGATCATTAATCACCTCTTTCAGTAACCAACCGGATATTTCAGCGAACTCACTAAGTGACCAGGTTAGTTCTCCAAGTTCATTTCGCAACCAATTAATATCTTTTTCTTTAAATACAAGTCTGACTTGTTTGTGTTTATCAACACAAAAAGAACCTTGAGTTGTTCCAAACGCTGTCATTTCTTATCCTCTAATATACGAAAGCCAATTCGCTGGTCCTTGAATTATTTTCTCCCAACCAACGACTGACTCAAGAACAAATATTTTTACTTTTCCTTTATGCATCCTACTAAATGTTTGTTGTTGAACGAATGACAATTTCTCTCCAGGTTTCTTATACTCTATCCAGATCGAACCATAGATTGGGTGACAGCAGAAAGTATCAGGAAACCCTTTCTGATATGCAGACCCGTGCATCTTAAAGGTATCCCAACCTCCAGCTTCTAACCGCTTTCGGATTTCTTCTTGGATAGCATGTTCGCTGCCTATGCCTTTCCGGTTAGTAAATCTCATTCGTCATCATGCCTCTCTTCCTTCTTCCGTTTCTTAAGTAGTCGAACATGACCAACCTTTGGTAACTGACGCCATGATCTCCGAAAGACATTACAACATCTATTCAAATGGATTACTTCTGGAAGTCGATTATCCTTTCGCATTAGACGCCAAGTTTCAGCAGGATACCAACTCCAAATCTTTAGGACTTCAGATGCAGGAGTGATGAGTTCTTGAAGTGCCCGAGCTAGAATAAGATATTCGAATTCATCTTTAGGTTCCCGAATCTTCATACTGATAAGACCTTCCGAGATTCCAGTAATCTCGGCGGCCTTATAGATCATCCCTTCTCGCATAATTCGGGTAAGCTTTTCGAGATACTCTTCAGACAGTGCCATTGTTTTCCTTCCTTTCTTTGATTAATATTGTTATACCATTCATTCCTGTATAATAAAATTCTTTATGTTGTCCATGTTCTTGAATTAATTGATCAAATATTTCTTTAGGAGCTTCTATTTCTTTTATTTCATTATGGTTGAATAACTGTTTAGTTTGTTCTTCTAACCATGTATTATTCAAAGTTTCTCCTGAAAAAGACTGTAAGTTCTCGGAAACAATTGACCAACAATCTCAGTTACTGCATTCGCATATTGTCTAATTTCCCACTGAGCATTCTCAGCCATCCTTAGCTTGAGAAACTTCAACCAATTGAGTAGATTCGCTGACGCAACCATTCGAGAATAGCGTGATACTGGAGTATTGATTCGGGCGATTTCCCTACTGATTCCGTTGTCTAGTGCCCACTGGTAATCGGCATATATTTGTTCTTGTTCAAGTTTTATTCTCCTGAGAAATTCAGCTTGTATTTCGGGCGACACTTGACCTTTACTTCCTTGTTTATTCTTATTGTCTTGACCCAACACTCTATCGGGCGACGGTAAGTAATGAACGTCCGGCATCTGCGTATATCGAGCACTCATTTCGTTATATGACTGTGTCCGATGTCGGTGCCATTCTCGAAAGACAAAAATCGGGGCTTGAACTTCAATACTCATTCCGCATTGTTCGAAGGGAGAAGTATGTTGGTTAGTCCAGAGGAACCGGAGTAACTTTTCGTCACCTTCTTCTATTCGTCCGTTCTGACATTTATTACATTTGTTATTTTCTTTATCTAAACAAGTTCCACCGCATTGCCTACAACCATCACCTTTCCAACCAACAAATCCTTTATTTGTTGACATCCTTGCTGCTTCAATGATTCGTTCGTCACTTCCCCAGTGTTCAATTAGTTTGATGTAACCGTGGTCCAGTATTTTCTTTTCTTTAGTTTGGTGCATTAATTATTTCTCCTACTCTATCTTGCATTTTCTTAATCTTTTTAGCGACTTTAATCCATTTATCACATGATGTACAACCAGAATCAGTATCACAAGTACATTTATAATTACTTGCTTCGATATATTCATTATCAATAGTATCCAATAAATCCCAAAGGTTTTGCATAAATACTTGATTAACTATATATTCATTAAGCATTATTTCACTTCACTCCAATTCTCTAATCCTGTTTTCCATTTCATCTTAATCAACGGTATTTTCTCCCTTAATTTGCCCAGTGTACTTTCGACTACCTGATTCACTTGGTCAGGAACAATAGTAGGAGTAACAATCTCATCATGCACATTAAACGGAGCAACAAGCCAAGGACCAATTCCTACCGGCTGAATGGACCAGATGTCAAACTGCAATTTCTTGGTCACTCCAGCACCAGTTGCCTGAATACGATGGTTGTTGGCAACCCTAAGCATCTTGGTCAGGAGATTAAACATAGCTGCATAAAGAGCTGACTGTGTTGCTCCCATGACTGTTTGCTGTCGGTCTTTTCTGAATACCGTTGCTGCCAGATTCTTTAACTCTTTGACCCCACTATTAGCTAGGTTAAAGAATATTTTTGCCAAGTAAATGTCAAGAGAAAACGAACGAGTATAACCGAACATTGAACTGATATGATCTTTGGGGTCTTTCCAGACAACACGACCACCAAGTTGGTCTTGACTAGCTGGGGCGTACAACGGTTTCAGTTCGTCAAGGGCCCGACCGAATCCTGGTATCTCCGACTTAATCCTCTTCATAACTTTATTGACATGCTCGATGCTCTGACCAGATACTTGTGACAACTTATTTTCTTCAGCACCATAGATCAGAGCAAAGACACATTGCTTGCCAATATAATATTGTTCAGCATCGGGGGTCTCAGTTTCGAAAAGATACTGGGCCATAATAGTATGTATCTTGACGCCGCTTAGTAATCGATCTCGGAGAGATGGATCATTAACGATTGCGTCAAAGATAGTAACTTCTTGCCCATCGAAGTCACCTCCTGCTAAAGTTTCTCCTTCTCGGGCGAAAGAGAAAACTTCTCTAATAGCCGGGTCTTTATTAATCCCTTGTGGATTAATACCTCCACGACCAGACATTCTGTTACTTTTAGTTCCGATTAAAATCGGGATGGAAATGTCCGACCAAGCGAAGTTTCTGAAGCAGTTCTTGTTGTTTGTCGAGTTGTCGAGTGTCAATGATTTGTTTTGCTCGTTCACCTAGTTCTCCCTCATAACTACTGAGTGTTACTAATGTTGTTTCGCTTGTGTCTTTTATTGAACCAGCGAGAATAGATGGAGCAACTTGGCGGAGATAGGCTAGTGCTTGTGCCGGAGCCGTTGGTACTTTCTTCTTCTTTACCTGTATTTCAGTAAGTAGAGAGTCAAGTAATTCGGTGTCGATCGGATAGCCTCGGAATCTAATTCTTCCGAATCCTGATCAAAGTCAATAGACTGTTGTGCTTCGATCCAATCTTCGAGCATGTCTAGATACTGAATATCTTCGGCGGCATAAGATCGAGCATAGGAGTTATTATACCACCAATTAGTATGATACTTAAAGAATGGTCGCCAGTCATGACCATATGGGTCCCACTCATTCTCCTTCGGTTGCATTGAAGGTGGTATCTGAATCTCTTTTGTTTCGATCTTGAATAGATGAGCGATAACGTTTTTCAAACTAAGGGATGGTTTGAATGACAGCTTGAAGTTGACGAAGTTCTCATCCTCTTCTTCGACTTCCCATCGCTCATATTTATTCTTGAATTTCTTGAATAAGAGAGGATGGAGTTGAATTTTCTCTAGTTCTTTCTTCAGAAAGTCAGCAGCTTGGATAGGAACTCGTCGGATTTCTACTGGCTTTCGATGGGTAATGTCGGGGAAGAAATGTTTAAGTAGGATGAGGTAATAATCGAGGACAGAGGGTGGCTTGATACACTTTGGATTCTGGAAACTAAACTTCTCACAAGCATAATATTCTTCGACTTCCGGAGGGTTCTCCTTATTGGGCATCATTGACAAAGTATTATATAGTTGATGAAGTTTGAATGAATCGAATGATGCGTTATATAATACTAGTGGTGATTCAGATATGTGTTCAATTAGATTGAGAGTGGAACTGATTGGCTCTTGCCAAACATTCCAAAGATCGGGTTGTTCACCTTTATACCCGGTTTGAATTAGAACTACTGGTCCCATGAACCCTATAGATTCTGTGTCAACTCGAAGTCTCATTAATACACTCCTTTGTTTACCGGTCTTTTCGTTTCTCGCAATACAGTAATGTCATCTCATTGTCACATAAGCGACATAATGGATTTCCGTTATCATTAAGTTGTTTAACTGTAATGTTTGTTTCTCTTTCGTTCTCACATTTTGACCCATGTTCACACCGATAAACTACATAAATATCAGTGGATTCGATTCTCATCTTTCTTTCCTTCTAACCATTTCTTTAGTTGACTTCCTAACCAGAATAGACCATAGATTAAGATAGCAATACGAGCTAAACCAACAATAATTGCACCACCAATATCATTAGCAGTATAAATAAACATTATTCTTCCTCCCAACTATCTGTCTCCTCATCGTCGTCAACAAATGATTCCATCTCTTCATCTTCTTCTTCAAGACAATAATCGCAGATGTCGGAATTGTTGGTCATTAAACCACATTTACTACACCTTATCATTATTATCCTCCTCGTTTACTTGACCAATCCATTGAGATAAGACCGCCTGAATTTTAATATTATTTTTCTTACAGATTTCATCCATGAATGTTGCGATCCATTCAAGTAACTTCTCTACTGGTCCGACATAGAAAGAAGAAGGGGATGCAGTTAAGATACAAATACCAGTATGTTTACCAAGCTCGACTAGTTTACCTAGATGAGCTAGACAGTCATCAACATTTTGGAGTTTCTGAAGTTCAATAATTAGTTCTTCTTTACTCTTGGTTTCAATTTCTGGGAGGGATAGGTACACTTTTTACCTCTCTTTCCTTAAACTTTGTCCCAATAAAATGTTTAATAATGTTTGCCACATTGGCATCACATTGACACTTTTCCATCACTTGACCAATGGGTACATCTTGACTGAACGAATAACTGGTATAAAACCCATTGTCTAGACTGATATAGATCAATCCTTTAACTGGATAACCTTTGATGTCGTCAGTAAACGACCAGACAAATGGGTATTCGTGGCCATTACCTGGCTTAACTAGTTCATAGTTCATTAATAGTATCACCTTTCATTCGGGTATTATGAAGGACATGTAGATAGTGATAAACTTCTCCAATTAAAACACTCTCTACAGCTCCACTGTTTTGCATTACAATTGTTTGTCCATCTTCGGCTGGAAAAGCAGCAACAAAGAATAAGCTACCACCAGAATTTAATATTTCTTGAAAGATTGCTCGTGTTCGATTAGTTATTCGATCTAAATTTAGGTCCATTTTTATCTCCTTAATTAATCCATTCTTCTTGTATTTCTACACTTTCAAATGTATAGATCATGTAACCGATAGCATTATATTCATTAACATCTAGATAGGATGCGTTTGAATTAAACGCAGTGATAATCTTTCCTCCGTTTTGACCAACGTAAACAATAAAGTGATTCGGGCGATAATTATCTATCTTCCAAATATGGACTTGATCTTTTGGAATATGGATATGACAAGCTACTGAATAACGATCAATAGTAATAAATTTGTGTTGTTCAAGTAACTTGGCAATCAATTCAAACTTTTGTTCTTTAGGTCCAGCAAGATAGATGTTATCAGTTAGTGATACCTTTACTATATTTTCAAAGTGTTCTATTTTCATTCATCCTCCGGTGCGTGACCATGTTCAATCATCCATTCATTATGTCTTTGAATATCTTTCTTATTCTTATAATCTTCAATGATGAGATAGACAATAATTGCTAGGAAGATTGTGATTGAAATAACTATGACCATTTCTCCTTCATCTCCTGATCTATAAAGTCCTTTAGTTCACCAATAGACACCTGCTCTAGGTCTTTCTTTCGCTTCAGATTTTCGAGAACGTACTTGTCACTAGGCAACCAGAGGAGGTCGATGATAGTCGTACCTCTACTGCCAATCCGATGAATTCGATCTTCGGCTTGTCGTCTGTTGTCCCCTTTAAAGTCATTAGAATAAAAGATGCAGGTGGATGCTGCTTGAAGATTAAGTCCGATTCCTCCGCTCTCTGGATGTCCGACATATGCTATTCTTTCAGTGTATTTTTCATTGTTGCTGAAATACTCCAGCCATCTTGATTCGGTAAATACTTTGTCACTGAAATAATAACCCCGACCATCGAGACGGACTACGGTCCAACCTTGCTTTTTAAGTAAGGCCACGACTTTATCAATGCTTCGATGGTAAGCAGCATAAATGACAACTCGATTACCCACTTCTTCTAGAATTTCGGAGAGACGTTCCTCTTTTGGGCTTACAAATTCGACTTCTGTATGATATTGAAATCCGTCAGAAAGTTGGCGGAGACTGTTAAGGCTTGCTGCTCCTTGCTTACTAAGACTGAGAATCATTCTGATCTGCTTGGCAATCTCTCGGTCGGCATCTAATTGCTCCTCTACATATATTTTCTCCGGAATATCTAAACAATATTTCTTGAGTCTGATGTGTGCCATATTCCCGAGACGCTTGGGGATAAGATTTAATTCTTCTGGTTTCCACCGAATCAGAGTAGAGTATTCGATCCCAGCTTTATTAACGTTTGTCTGATACTCCCCAAGACGACGGGCGAATTTAGTTTTAGTCGATTCTCGAAGGTAACCCGGTTGAAGAATCTCAGCATATGTCCACCAATCTGAAGGGTCTTTTGGTTGAGGGGTACCAGTCAGAAGAAGGACGGCTCCTCCTCTCTTTCGACAATGGGCACCGAGAAGCAAGGCTGCTTGAGTCCGTTGTGCTTGAGGGTTACGAATCTTGTGGGCTTCGTCGAAGATTATGTTGTCCGGTAATTGCATTGTCGTTACTAACTGGACAAACTTCTCATAGTGCATGAGATGGAAGTCACGACCCTCAACCAGTGGACTCTTCCATTTCTTGAATTCAGCACGCCAATTAATCTTAACATTCTTTGGACAGACGATCCACCAGACTCCTCCGAGTTGCTCCATTATCTTGATGGATGTTAGTGTTTTTCCTAATCCCATTTCGTGACCAAGAATTATTCTTCGTCTCTGGACTCCTTCGACTACTCCTTCTGATTGGTGAGTGAGAAGAGTAGGTATGTCAAGATTAGTGCTAATAGGAGAATCATAAGTCTGGTCAAAGCGTCTCTCCCATTGGTCAATAGTATAAAGGTTTCGTTCACTCTTAGCAACTGACCATTGTTTCAGTTCTGGGTCCCAACTGGGCGACTCCATTGCCTTTACTTCTTCGACCAACGGTTTGAAATATGGAAAGGAAATAATATATCGGTTGTCAGTTGGGGTTACTATTACTGGACATACTTTGTTCGCTATTCTCGCTTTTATTTCCATGCATTTCTTATTCCTTGTCTGCAAATACTACTGATACTGTTTTCTTTCCTAGTTTCTTTAGTGCAGCAATACGCCTGTTTCCATCAACAATAGTATATTTATAGAAACTACCCTTCGGACTTCTCTGAACAAGTGGACGAAATACTTCTCCATACATACCGATAGATAAGAGAAGTTGTTTAAATTCTTTTCTGTTAATAATGATATTGGGTAGAAAGATTTCGACTAGAGGTATTCGATTTTCTTTTTGTCTTTTCTTTTTCATTTATCTTTTTCCATTCACCACCACTAATCGTCGGACGATAGACGTTTTCGATCCACGAGTCTAGTAATGAGCAGTTACAGTTTAGTAAGAGTAAACTAATTATTATTAGTTTCTTCATTTTCCTCCCTTTATTTTCTGCCTGTATATTTCTTCTCGATCAATATTAATTGTTTCATCATCCACTTCGATACCGATTCGAACGTTATCTCCCCGAACCTCAATTACTTGAATGTTGGCGATGGGACGAAAGTTCTTATCGGATAGAATAATTCGTTCGTCGAGTTGACGGGAAAGGACTAACATTATTCACTCCTGAATCAAAGATATTTGAATTGTATTTCCATTCTTTTCTATTCGATCGAAGATCATATCGTAGCTCGCAAACTCAGTAATATATGCAGTCAACTTTACTTCTTCATTGTCCTTCATTTCTTCCAGTAGTGCCGTTATTAGTTCCTTGACTTTCCTTCTTTTTCTCCATCGCTTTCTGACAATCAATCCAGCCTTTCAGATATGCTATTCGTTCTTTTGGGAGAACATGTCTCCAATAGTGTAGGAAGTCAGGGTCTTTGATGAAATCATCAATGTCTGCTCCAATATCTATTCGGACTAGTGCTTTCTGAGGGAACTTATGTTTTAGGAAGTTGAGGGCTGATCGGAAGATTGGTTGGCTTCGGTGCATGATTCCTGTCCTATTCGTCTGACTCTATTCTCTTCCATTTTTTCTTTCATGTTTGGAAGAGTAATAATTGTTGGTTCGAGAGAAGCAAGAGCAAGAGAATTGATGTCATCTCGAAAGTATGTTCGGTAAATCTTGACTAGTTCGGCGTTACTTCTCTTGACCAACCAGTTAGTTAGTTTCTCAATCATTGCTTCTCGGGCGAGAGCCTGTTGGTATTTCTGCTTAGTCGTTTGGCTTAGTCTTTTCATTTTCTCTCCTTCTTTTTGATTCGATTAAATTCATTTCCCTAATGTATTCTCGATCCCGTCTGTGCTTTCGGGCTTCTGAACGAGTATTAAACACCATTACTCGACCATTCTCAATTACTGGGGAATGGGGAAGGCGGAACAGACAAAAGACTTTCATGCACACCTTCTTTCTGTAGTAACTGTATTAATTGTTCGGGAAGGCAGTAATAAACATCAGTCTTTTCGGCTAACATTGTATTAATGTTTACTGCGATTTGCGTGGCAATATTTTCGGCTGGAGAGTTTCTTAGGAAGGAAAGGACTGACCCTTCCTCATTCATTGCTAAGCCTTTGTTTCCGACGAGAATGAATCCTATCATAGTATTTGGTCCCTGATTTTTCGACTAAGAATCTTGGTAAGAATGTTCTCCAGATCATTCTTAATCAATTCTTCCACCGTTCGCTTTACTTCGGGAAGATAGAAGTTGATTATGAGTCTAGCTTCGGCTGCGACTGCTCTTTCGACCTGACTCTTTAGAGTTACATCAGTTGTAATGATTCGATTAATGTGATCAAGGATAGACTTGTGAAGTGTTTCGTCATTGATTTCAATGTTCATCTTGTTTCCTTTCTTTTATTTCTTGACGTGAATATAAAATGGTTTACCTTTGTCAGGGTTAAGAGTTAACTCTATTTTCATTATGATTGCACAATCAAAACAGACTAGTTTAACTCCTTTAAATTTTGGTTTATCGTAAGGAAAATAAGACCAAATGTTTTGACAGTGTGGACAAAGATACGCTGCAGGAGTCATACCGGAACTCCAGTCAAGTCAGGCATTTGACAAGTAAAGGGACTAGAAGAATAGACAGTGTCGGGAATGGCTTGACCAGCCGTTTGACCAGCGACTCCGAATTTAAATTCTGCTGTTGTTGAAGGAGTTGGGAACCAAAGATTCCCGATCTTGTAAATACGGTCGGTTTCTGATCCAGTGTAACCGACATTAACCCTAGCCGGATAATAATCAAATGATGCTATGCCTCGATAAATATTATTAATAATATTCATCTTCGCTACAGTATCAAATAATAGTTCAGTACCAGAAGCTAGAACAGAAATATCACATTCTTCAACTTGAAGAGTTCCCGGACCTCGATAGTTGGGAAGTCTAATAGCACAGTCTTTCATTGTGCAACGGAAGAATGAGAGGTTGTCTCCCGTATCCATTGTACCCCAATGATCACCCTTAGCAGTACAATATTCCCACCGAATACGGTTAGGTGATCCGAACGTTCCCCATTGTTCTCCTGAATCACCACCGGGAGTGGCAGCTACTCCTTCGGCATGACAGTTCCGAATTAGACCATCGGTACAACCGGAACTAATAAGTAAAAAACAATTTCTATTACCGGGAGCATGCTCGAAATGAATGTTTTGCACAATCCAATGGTGGGTAAAGTTAGCGATTTGAGAGTTATTAATACATTTAATTTTTGTTCGAGCAGCGGATTGAATGTGGAAATAAGGATTGAGAATGATTAAGTTTGCTCGAAGTGTAATTAATGGAACGTTTAGAATAATTCGTTTAGGAAATGCTATTTGTTCGAGATAATACCGAAGGGTACCTCGAATAACCTTTTCGGTGTTTGGAATGTAATCGGCTGGATTCGTGACAATATAGGTGTTCATTTTGTTTTTCCGCTTTCTTGTTCGGTTTGACTCGTTCTTTTGTCGCCCGTCTTTCGAGCGAAAAAGAAGCCGGGTAATTGCAACCCGGAAGGAGGGTGCGTAACTCCTTAAGGCTTGAGGTTATCTTCCCTTCTTCTTTCTTGACCTTGGTTAAGAAATATAATATTTACCTTGGTCGAGCATCACTCTGATCGTCGGTCACTGGTCCCGGATAAAGGAATTTGGTAATAACTTCTTCATCCCAAGGGAATTGATCTTGAGTAATTGGGAGAAGATCAATACCGGGAACATACCAACTAAACTGTGCTGTTTCAATCTTCTTGACCCACAGAGACGCCTCTCGTTGCTGATTATTCATACATGTAATATGAACATCTTGCTTGAGAGCAGTCTTGGCCAAGAAGAAGAAACAGTATTGATTGAAGTCAGGGAGATAGAGCAGAATGTCAAAACCCGCCATTGCTTGAGTACCCTTTGGTAGGGTTTTGCTCTTGGCTTGGGCGTTGATTTCGGCAAACAACGGTGAATGCGTTGTTGTATTCCACTGTCCATTTTCGTATTTACTGTCTTTGGACAGATTGAAATCTTCGGCATCTACACTATTATTCTTTAGACGCAGGGCATGGAAGCGCCAAGGTCCGATTCGGACGTTGACTTTCTTTCCCATTGGTTTGTCAATAAGATAATAGTCCCCGATCTTCACATTGGTATTCTCTTCCTTCAGAATCTCTGACATTGGTTGAGCGATTCTTAGGCCAGGAATAAAGGAACTTGTTTGATCTTTCGTAATTTGAGTGACCAAGTTGTTTTCGCTTGGCTTAGTGATTTCGGTTGTCATTTTCTTTTCTGTCTTTACTCTTAAGGCTTTCTTTCCATCATCTTTAGGAAACATATTTTATTTTCTTAAGAATAAAGATTTGTTACTTCTTTTCGATTAGAACAACATTATCGACACCACCAAGCTTTTCGACTTGAGCCTGAAGAGCCTTCATCTTTTCCCTTCGGGCCTTCATTTCATCCTCATGTTCCTTCTTCTTAGCGTCCTTCTGAGCCTGCTTCTGATCGAGTGTTGCCTTATCCAATTGGATTGAATAAGCCAATCCTTCCCAAAGTCCAGTAAGATATTCCTTCTTATTTTCTGGACAAGAGGGTGAAGTCAACTGCTCGGTCACTTCGACATACCGCTTCTTCAATTCACCAAGCTTTCGACCACGGGCAGCACTCAATGGATCAACGGCTTCAGGAGCAAGACCTTTCTTAGCATTCTTCAGTTCCTGAATTCTTGACCCAACCTTAGTAGCAAAAGTACCAACATCATCCTCTTGAGCGTTCTGGGCGAACATTACCTGCTCATCGGCAGGCAGCTTAGCCAACCAATAAGCATTAGTAATATTGATTACTCCTTCATCGACCAGCTTAGCGGTTTCAGGAATAAGATTCTGAAGAGAGAACTGTTGGTTAAACCAGTTCAGACTCTGAGTTACACCGAGTTCAGCCATCAATTCCTGACGGCTGTAGGTCTGATACCGGGGTTGCATCATAATTCGCTGCAACTGTCGAGAATACTGAATTGGTTTTGTTTCGATCCGGGCGAGATTAGCAATGACCTGATGCACCATTGTTGCATCATCTTCGATTTCAAAAATCTGGGCAGGAATCTCTCGAAGTCCTGCTTCCTTGGCCGCTGCTGTTCGCTGGTGACCGTCGATGACGGTATACTTACCGAGGTCCTCATTCCATCGAACACTGATGGGCTGAAGCACACCGACATTGCCGATACTCTCTACGAGGATCGGAAACTTCTCATGATCCTTTTGTACTTCTCGAAGTCCACCGGCCTTAGGATCGGAAATAACGTTGTCAAGTGGAATTACTTTGAGTTGTGGCATTTTGGTTTCTCATTGTTTGTTCTTTTCTCCTTTCATCTTTAGTGAGAATATCGTATTTCTTAAAAAGAATTGATTCGCTTGTTTTGGATGAACAATTTTAGCCCGTCATAGTTGTTTGCTTTGATAAACTTAGCGAGTATCAATTGTTCATCTTTCGTGTAGCGGTCGGGATCGAATTCGACCATTCTGACACGATCCATCATGTTTCGTGCGTTGTTGTATCGATCCTTGCATATTCGGATTGCTTCCTCTAAGTGTCGGTCAATTTGGTTTCCTCCTTTCTTTATTTGTTTGCTGTCACGATCTCATCAGCGGCAGCATCAGCCGCTTCTTGAATCTGATCAATCGTATTATCAGAGATTGTTACTGCTTCGCCGCCATTATCTTTTCCTGTCCGTTGTCCTGACCATTCTCCATCTTCATCTTCGACCATATCAATATGATCTTTGACCCCACCTTCATAGTTAAAATCGACTGAGATAAGACGCATTGGATTTCCTTTCTGTTTAGACACTTTCTTCTGACCAAAGAAACATTCTTTGGTCAATAACCGTTACCATAACCGGTACCATAACCGTTACCATAACCGTTACCATAACCGTCACCATAACCGTAACCGTAACCGTAACCGTAACCGTAACCGTAACCGTAACCGTAACCGTAACCGTAACCGTAACCGTAACCGTAACCCTGATTTAACATATTATGTTCCTTAAAATCAGAACCAAAAAAGAATGTTGGCTGCCGTTAGATTAATTGAAGGTGGAAGTGGATCAAGTAGTGGGTTTATTAAGGGGTTGAGAACTAATTCTCCAATTCCTTTGGTTGTATTCCATCTCCTGACTACTGATCCATTAGTTAGGGTGTTGGTTTGACTATTGAAGTCTCCCTTAAATACCCAACCGTTAGTAAGCACGACGATGTTCATTGCTTCTCCTTTGTTTGTTTTTAGTCAGACATTCTGACTCGTTTCTTCGACTATTTCGGTTGATTCTTTGACCATTAAATGACGCACGGTTCGATAAGCGACATTTGAGTATGGCTTTCGTTTTGACCGAAACAATTGAGCTGCACGTCGGGTGAAAAATATTGTTGTTTCGGTTGGGATTGGTTTGAAAGGTTGTCCATTGGTGGACGATTCAATTTGCCAGATATAGAGAGTCATTCTTCACTCCAGTTCGACATACAGTTTGACAAACTCAACTCCTTCTTTTTGAAGGATTAATTGTTTGTATCTGGTTGCTTCTTCTAATGAGTTGAGACGTTTAAGTTGTAATACTGGATTTCCTTGGAGATACCATCCTAGTAAGTACATTTCTTTACTCCTTAAATATTATATTTTTCTATATCTAGAATAAAAGTGTTACATATCACTCTATTCAAGATATTGTAACATATTGAACCAATAGATTCAATATGTTACACTTATTTTCTTTTTATTAATGTAACATATTGACACTACTAGCAAGATTGTTACAGGCAGGCTATTGACGACGTGCGATGTCGCCTGTCTTTTTGCTTGTCCGAAACTGGGTACGATTTACCCACTGGACCTTCGGAGTCTTTTGGTCTTGAACTGTGTACTGATACACGAAAGGGGCCTTAGTAAGACTCTAGAGGCCCATATCCTATATATATATCCCTCTCTTTAGTACGCAAGCTTCTATACCTATACTATAGAGAAGGTTATTATTTAGATATAGGGAAGGGAACCTAATGTTACACTTATTTGCTTGATCAAAATGTAACATTTTTCTCCTCTATTGGTTGTGTCAATCGGGCGAGTGTTTGATTGTCAATTAAAGATTATTTCTATTCTTCGCGTGTGTCGAATAGCTGGAGTTAATTTGTATTCAGCAATCCATTTGATTACATCATCATATTGATCAAGATGAATCACTTGAGGTTTATATCCTGAACCTCGATTCATTATCACTCGAATAGTATATAGTTTCATTAGATTCTTCTCCTACTGATTGGTTAAGGTTTGGAAAAACATTGTTACACATTGACTCTATCACTATAATATGTTACACTATAGTGATAGAATGAATATGTAACAGTTATTTTCTCTTTCTTCAGAAATACATTATTTCAGTGTTCCGGGCACGATGTAGCCATCCTTGATTATGCAGGACGCATACCATTTGTGCGGTTGTGGATAGTGTGGTCCTTCTAGTGTCACTCGTCCATTTTTCGGTGCATTTCCAAACATCTCATTTGGTTGATATACTTCAATTTGTTTTCCTGCTTCTAGGTCTGTCTTTAGTTCTTTCTTGGTCTTGTAGTTTTTGATAGTGTACATGATTTCTCCTTATTTCAGCTCCTCAGCCAGTATACCAAGAACTTGATTAGTAATATCTGTCTCACCATTCAGACAGATAAAGTCTGAAGAATTCCTTCCCATATCTACACACTCCCTCAGAGTGTTGAAGTGATAGATTCGACAAACTACCCCGTTGGAAAGGCTGTAAAAAGTAAACATATTTAATTTCCTTTCTTTGACATTTCGTCCATCATCCTGAATGCTCTCAATTCCTTTGCATTTCTGAAGTGCAATTCATTCCCAAACTTATCAACCCTGATATATTCGGGAATGTATGCACGCACCTTGTACGCTCGATGTTTTGGATGGATGAGCTTTTTGTTCATTCCGATATTACGCTTTAGGAACATTATCTTTTCCTTTCATTGGGTGACCAGAGATATTGGTGTCAATGACAACTGATAACCTAACCCACCCATTCTCACGAATACGTTGAGCGTATTCTTCTTGAGCATCGACTAGAGTTCCCCAAATTGTCATTTCCGATTGTTTGGATTGTTGGTCATACCAAGTAACGAGAAACATTCTAGCACTCCTTTCCATTCTTGGTCATCGTGACGTTTTCTCCGAACGACAATCGGAGAAAGAAAATACGCCACGCTTCGATACTGTCCATTGTCCGAGCGACTACTTCCGTTTCTTTAGTAATGACGAACATGGTTTTTCTCCTTTCTGTTTGATTGACAATGTTTCCTTAGCTTTCACCTATCTCTTATAATAAGAGATAAGCAGATTAGGAATGCAAGAATACCCTATCTGCCGCTGCTTGCATTCAGCAAGCAAAAGCTAAGGAAACATTCCCTATCTTAAAACCCGGTCGCGGTAAGAGTTAAGAAATACTAGATTTAGCGAATCTTCCGAAGAATGTTGGTAATCACACCGGGATTCTTCATCGCCGATGCAATCGTATAAGCATTCATACCGGCGAATGCTCCTGCAATCGCCTGCTCAGGAATCGTTCCCTTGCAATCCTTGTGTTCAAGGACAGCATCGGCTGAAGCCGATAACTCATTGGCCCACTTGCCAATGGTTGACAGGCTGTGTCCAGACTTCAGCAAGTGACGAACAATAACTTCCGTATTTTCGTCACCAAGCTGATTGACCAAAACATTCCATGCACGATCGGCAGCGTCCCAATCGCACTCAGCCTGTTGGCTGGAAAGGACCGCATTCAAGACTCGATCAAAGCGATCCTCACTCCCACGCTTGGTAGCATCGGGAATAGGAAGCAATGAGACAAGAGACTTGAAAGCGGAAATGGCAACTGCAATCAGTTGTGAACAAGTTGCTACGGGCTTGACAGTCGCAGTGTCAGACATACAATGTCCTTTCATTGCGACCGGGCTTTAAGATAGGGAAGGGAATTGCTTCCCTTCCCTAGTGATGTGTTGTGCTTCGGTAAGGTTACGGTAGCTGCTAACTACTCACAACCATAAATACAGTATTACTACTGAATCGCAATCCCGAACATTGCTAACCGTTGACGTATCCTAGTGTCAGCGTATAGATTGAGCCGCTAGGTAGGCTATATGATTGCAATTCAGTGTTTACGTTTCATGCAGGCACAAGTAAACGTTAGTTGTATCGCATTCTAGGTCAACCTACAACCTAGATAGCGTTTACTTGCGTTGCCACGATACGCACCTACGCGAATCATAACGTCCGCGTTATTCCATTGTGGACCGTATGCGGTCCGTACGCGGATGGCATTCTCGGTTGTACCCGTTTGGTCTAGCGACGTTCGATCCAGTAGCCTCAACTACCTTTTGTCGCCTACGGGCCTTAACCTTGACCTAAATACGCTATTTGCGTGTCCGGTCCCTTGTTACCGTCATTCACGCTGGACGGCTCGCGTTATTGAACTATACACCACAAATGGTGCATTGTCAAGTTAATTGTCTTCAATTTCCGCAATTTCGTCAAGGTCGATCTGGTCATTCGTGTCGATCGTTGTGATATCGTCGATGTTCATGTCTTTCAATCTCCAACTGAAGTAGACAACAGAGTTTCGGAATGTTAAGCGAAAAATTAATGTTTCTGAAAATGTTATATTTCCTTAATAACAGACCGACAATCATGTTAGCTAACATCGACCCGAACACGTCCGGTCAAAAAGAGCTGTACCCAATAGATGCCGCACCTTTTCGGTGCGGATAACTAACGTTTGTTAGTGTTCTGCTCCCGGCATGCTCCCGGCATGCTCCCGGCACAGGGCCGGGTGGCCGGTTCAGGCCGGAGTCTCAGGCGGTGGGCGGAGAATAGTACCCGATGGGAGCCGACAACCAAATGAATAAAAAGCAGATTCCAAATTTTAAAAAATCGAATATTTCAAAAAGTCGATCTGAAATTTTAAAAGGCAACATAACCAGAATCGATACTTATGAATATGATGATGAAAAAGAAATAACACTCGAAAGCAAAATACAGATACCTGAAGGCTTCCAATTTCAAGGCTTCAAGAAAAAGATAAAGGACGATAGAATTTGTCCTTAAAGGAGGAACAATGACGACACTTAATAATTATGTTCAGATTCTTCCCGACAAACCAAAGACAACGTCAGATGGAGGAATCATTATTCCCGACAAAGCGCAAGAAGCTCCGAAATCGGGAATCGTCGAACGGATTGGCCCAATTCTTATTAATGGCACAATCGGAAATCACGATGTTTTAATTGGTAAACGAGTTTACTATCCCGCTTACTCTCCCTTCACTCAAAAAATTGGAAACATCGAATATCATTTCGTTAAGTATGAAGAACTCATCCTAGTCACCGACGGTAACTAATTATGTTTCCTATATCTTTTAAACAACAAAATTTCATTCTCAAGAAACCACCAACAATGGAAGAAGAATGTAAAGACCTTCCGGCGTTTAAAACAGATAATTATATTCTTTCTTGTTGGTCACGTTCATTCTTTCAACGTTTAAAATTTCTTATTTTTGGAAAACTTTGGGTTTGGGTATATACACCTACAAGTCAACCTCCGATTGCTTTAACTATTGAAAGGACACCATTCAAATGAAAAAGCTATTTCTTAACAAACTGCATAACCTTATCCTGAATAAAGGAAAGAAAGAAGAAGGAGTAGCGATTCTACTCCAATTTTTGAGTCAACTCGGATACGGAGAACTTGTCGAGAAATTCAATTGTCTGAAAGAGTAAAGAAGAATGTCTCTCGAATTCCCAAGAGACTCTAAACTTCTCGCCCGAGCTAGACGTGAACGCTGGCCGATAACTGATGAGACCAAACTAAAAATAAACAATATTTTATCTAAAGCACTAGACCATCCAGATATTGAAATCAATCTAAAAGCGACTAATGCTATTCAGAAATTTGATGCCCTAAATCTTAAGGAAATGGACATTAAAGTTAAGAGTCAGCCAAAGGTGGTCATACACACGAAAATGACGACTGAAGATCTTGAGGCACGAGCCAAAGAACTCATGGCTGAACTAAATATTTCTGCAAATGATGCACCTTTACTTTTAGAAGCACAAAATGCTTTGGTCAAAAGGCAGGAAATAGATGATTCAAGAACGGGAACTGCCTGAACTTGTTAATATTCTTGAAGAATTAAAACGACGAAAGACCCATACTAGTCAAACCTATATCCCCGATGACAATCCGAAACGAAATCAGCTTGCTTTTCACCAATCAAAAGCATGGATAAGGTTTGTCAAAGGTGGGAATAGAAGTGGAAAGAGTAGGTCAACTGCCCAAGAAATTATCTGGTATGCTACTGAAACTCATCCTTATCAACAAACCCCTAAATCTCCAAGAATCTGGGTCATTTCGGCTGAATATCGAACAATCTATGAAGGTATTTGGCTGCATCTGAAGAACAATTTACCAGATTGGGAGATTGAACGGGTTGGACCAAAAATACAGAATTATGATTTTCCGTCCTACATCGAATTTAAGAAAGGGGCTAGGATTGACTTTCTATCCGCTGTCGGCGGAGAGGAAACAAGAAAGCGATTCCAAGCTGCCGAACTAGACCTTCTAGCCATCGACGAAGAAATTGCTGGAGATTTCTGGGAAGAACTCCAGATGCGACTCTTGACCAGAGGAGGCAGAGTAATTATTAGTGCCACTTTGGTCCAGTCAGAAGAGTGGCTCCTCGAACTAGAGGACATGAGTAAAGAAGATGTCAATGTTCAAGTCTTTACGCTTGATACTCGATTCAACAAGTATAATAATACTGAATTATTAGAGCGTCTCTTATCAAAAATGAGTGATGATGAGAAGGAGGTCAGAATTTATGGAAACCGCCGACGAACCACTGGTCTTGTGTATTCCACCTTCTCTGCAAAAAATACATGCAAACCGTTTGATATCCCTAGTCATTGGACCAAGGTCATGTGCATTGACGCCGGATATCGAGTTTCGGCCGCTTTATACGTTGCCATTGCCCCTGATTACAAGAGATATGCGTATAGAGAAATCTATATCAAAAACGGTTCCATTCATGATCTAGCAGCACAGATCAAAATGCTTGAAGGGTATGTATTCAAGGATGGAAAGTGGCAACCGACCGAGACTACTGAAAGAATACTCCTTCGTCTAATCGACCCTACATCTTTCCGACATCTAGAGGATGGGTCAGTAGGCGTCGGAATACAACTATCTAATGAATATGATATTCATTGTACCCCAGGTCAGAACGATAAATTAAGTAATGTGGAAGCAGTAAGGCGTTGGTTGCTTCCCGAAGAACCAATGTTTTTCGTCTTTGACAATTGTTATAACTGGTTTGCTGAACAAAAGAAATATCGTGTTCGAGGTAATACTACAAATCGTGATCGGGATTCGTCGCCCGATAAACCATTAAAAAGGGACGATCATCTAATGAATTGCATGGAGTATATTGCGATGGAACAATTGCAATTTATTCCCGGACTCACACCGGAAGAATTACTCCGACGAGAAGTACTTGAAGGAGTAGCTCCAAAGAATCCCATGCATAGAGTCAGAATGATCAAAGAAAGGCAGAAGATGGATCGTGAAAGGAGATCGAGGCACTCGACCTGAACTTGCCAAAATAACATCTAAGCCGGGTCATGTTTATGAAGCTCCTCTTCATATCCAACATCTTGCTAAAATAATCGAAGAAGAGGGTAGGTCAACAAAACATGCCCTTAATTTTAACACTTCAGGCAATCCTCTTCTAGCCGTCGTTGGTAAAAATATTACCGAATATCTGGTCGGTATTGACCATATGGAATATGATATAGTTGTAATGAATAAACTATATCAAGACCCGATGAAAGCCTGGCATCGACTCCATCCCAGACAAATTATTATATTTGAGCAAGATGAACCAGTAGACTACTATCACCCAATTCCTGTACCTATTGTTCTAGTCAATTGCCGAGAGCAATTTCAATTCGATAGTATCTACTGTCCATTCAGACCGTTGGCGGCATTCCTGGCTCTTGAAATCTTTAAACACTATCAAGAACATAACCCTTTAGAAATAAGAGTAGAAGTGGAGGAAGATAATGTTTGATACTGTAACTCTATTGAAAGAAATAGAGTATTTAAAGAAAGAAAATGAACGGCTCAAAGCAGGTGATTTTACACCTGAAGAAATACAAAATTTTTGCCATAAATTAAACGATACAGTACCCCGACAGCAATTTGAAGAAGGTTGTAATGAATATCAAAATAGGTTGTATGGGGTAAAGAAATGATTAGAGTCGAGGAAATTAAACAACCTCTATTATTTCCAGATATTGAAGAAAAGAAAAACGAAAAAATAAACTTAGTAGTCGGAATGAGCATCTTTAATTCAATTGAACCGACAACAACTATTGACCTTTGTCACTTGGCAACCAGTGGACTAGTGAATGGGATCGTTATTTCTGAAGGTGCCTTACTTCCGAACAGTCGAAACATCTGCGTCAAAGGTGCTTTCAGAGACCATCCAGCCTTTACCCATCTTCTTCTTATCGATAATGATATTAATAATATTAAAGTCGAAATGGTCAGAGACTTAATCGCTGCCGACAAAGATATTATTGGCCCAATCTATTGTTCTCGAAACCCTCCATTCTTTCCGATAGCTAAACCAGAGACTCAACACCTAATTGGGGAACAATTAACTAAACCACAGAATGAACGAGAAATAATTGAATGTCAAGGCTTTGGCACTGGTTGTATGCTAATCAAAAGGAAGGTACTTGAAGCTACAGGACCAGATTGGTTTACATTGGATCGTCGCCCGAGAGAAACATTCTTTTCCGAATTAAATGAATTCTTGGAAAAGAATCAAGACCTTGACAAACTGGCAATGTTTCAGGCAGGGGTCAAGTTGGGTCTCAACGCTCATTTAGGCACCGATGTCGTCGGAGAAGATTATAACTTCTGCGAAAAAGCAATCCGAATGGGATTTAAATGTTTCCTACACTCGGGTTATTATGTTGGTCATGTCGGACGAGTAACATATGACCTTCGGGATTGGATTGCATTTAATGAAAAGACTCCGGACGAATTAAGATTACATCATCAAACACTCATTTGGCGAAATAATTAATTTACTTTTTCTTCTTTTTCGGGGTGAGAAAGAAAGAGAGAAAGAGAGGAGAAATGAATGAACCAAGCGTCTGGATGGAGATAGTCAAGCAAGTACCGGCTCTTGGCTGTCTAGTTATTCTTATGTTTGCTGTAATGAGGGGCTTGCATCGAATTATAACTAATTTTCAGACAGCAATAACTGAAAAAGATAAGTATCTTGAGGTTGTCAATAAGCAAACTCTAGATATTATTAAAGATAATACAATGGTTACTGGTCGAACACTGGAAGTTCTAAATGATCTAAAGGATCATATGGAGAAACATAAATGAGAAATATTTTATTTTTGATTCCGTTGTTTTGTGCCTGTTCACTCCCTGATCTTCGTTCACCCGTTACCGAAATGACTGTTAGCCCGATTAATAAAACTATTAAATTTCGGGACACCAAAGATAATCGACTTGAAGTGACTGATCTAAAAGCTAAGACAAAAGATGGTGGAGCTTTTGAAGTTGGTCATCTAGTAATCGAAAATCAATCCTCTTCAGTAATCGCTCAGCAACTTACTTTGATGCAAGAATATTCTAATCAAATGAAGATTGCTAATGAAGGTTTGAAGGAGATGTGGGATACAGTACGCATGTATCGA